GTTTAATTCGGACATATCTTTATAAACTCTCGTCTTACCAGTAAAAATCTTTGTCCTTCCTACCGCTTCAATCTCGCTTAGTTTCATCTAGCTACTCCTATAATCCTAATTCTTCTTTTCTTGAGCTTTCTATTGCCATTTGCGCTCTGATATTTCTTCGCAATCTACGTTCTTCTTTTGTTTCGTGCTTTCTACGGTCACGATCGGTTATTTCATCAGAGATTTTAGACTTTGAACCACCATAAGGTTTCCAACCGGGATATTTTTCCATCATCGCTTTTTCATTTACAATGGCGATTTTGACTGCGTTCTTTTTTGGAGAATTAGCCATACCATTTTTAACCCAAACAGCGACTGAATGAGGTGAAACAAGAAGCATTTTTGAAAGCTCTTTTTTCGTACCAGTTCCCATTTTTATACCATTGAAATAAACATCATAAATTTTTTCTAATCTTGCCATCTCCTGCCTCTTTCAATCCACTTAGTTTATTTTTCCATTGTTCATGAAACCATTCATCATCTTCATCAGCGACTCGATAGTTTTTTAAAACATCTTTATCTTTAAATTCCAAAACATTCTTCTCTTTTTGCGTTGTCATAATAACACCTCATATTTTAGCTTCTAAGCGCTTTTAGATTGTTCGTGATAAATTATCCATGAAATGGTTTAAGCGCTCAATGTAACCGTAATTTTCATGAATTAATGCTATTCCGTCAGTTCTTTCACTACTAATTCGACTTTCCACATCTTTGTATCTCCAGAAAGCCCGCCATGCTCAAAACTTGTTCTGCGAATAACGTTGTAATTATCATCATTCCAAATTCCAGCATCTGTCAGTCCGTCTATTAATGCTTTAGAAGTTGGTTCATAATTTGGTGGATCATATTTAAATCGTTTGGGTGGATAAATCACAACAAACACATCGCAACGGTGCTTCTCATGGAACTGCTCAAATACTTCGTCTGATTGGTCTAGTCATTCATGAGCTGTTCGACATGCAATCCGTCTTAAACGCTGTTTAGTATTATTGGCTGCAATTCTTGAACCATAAGTTGTGCCCTTGTTATCATTCTCATTTATCATTTCTTTTCTGAGAAAGTTAAATTCAAACTTCACTTGCTTCTCCAAATCTAGCAATTGCAGGAATTACTCCTGAATCTGTCAGTTCTTTATTTTTTTCAAAAAATATTTCGGTTGCTTTTTCATTGTCAATACCTTTAACTATTGCGATAAAAGTGATAGGACTTAATACTATTTCCTCTTCATAAGCTTTTTCAACATATCTGCAGTATTGTTTATGGGTAATCCCAGGAATAAAGCTACGGTAATATTCTGATAGCCCCTCATCAAGAGCACGTTTTTTAAGAGTCCAAGCCATTCATATATTCCTCGAATTCTTCCGCTGTCAGCGTTTCTTCGTCTTTTTCAAATCTTTGATTAGACCAGTTAGGAGCAGATTTGACGACTTTGCTATTTTTAAATCCTTGAATAGGCGTTAAATCGTAATCATCTTCCCAACCCTTACCGTTAAACCATGTGCTTCCATGTTTTATATAGTTTTGTTGGGTATTTTTAACTCTTATTTCTTCCAAATAGTTTTCAAGACCCGTTTTAATCTCTTCGTCTGTCGTTCCAGATTTTACAGCTCTTTTATAAGCTAATAGGGCTTTCGGTTTTCCTTTTTTGTTAGGATATATTTTCCACAGATTGTTAAATCTAGTTTCTAAATCAGACTCTTTATCGGACTTGTCCGATATATTATTATTTGATATATTAATTGATTTATTAGATGATATATTATCTTTAAAGTTTTCTTTAATACCCCCATAAAGATTTCTTTTAGGGGTATTAAAATTTTCTTTAATACCCCCATTAAGTTTATTTAAACAGGGGTAAATAAATCTTTTTTCGATTTCTCTACCAGAATATTGATATTCGAGGTTTATATATCCTTTATCCTGCAACTTACTCAGGGTATTTGAAATTGTAACTTTTGTTTTTCCGTACCTTTTAGCAAGATAAGCATTTGAAGGAAAGATACTTCCAAAAGAATTAGCCATCGTGTATATTTCACTAAAAAGAAGTTTTTCAAAATCATTTAAGTCATCAGCTTCCACAATTGGAACTGGAATTTGATTGAAGAATTTTGTACTTTGTTCCAAACTTTCTCCTTTCTTCTATATTTATTTCAAGTTTTATTTTTCAAATTAAAAGCTGGCAATGAGTGTTTATGTGCATGCACTGAATACTCATAGACTTTACGGTCGTTACGCCACCCTCCAGCTTTGACTAAATACGAAACTACCGCCCAAGGTAGTCTTGCTTAAAGTTGAATTATTTCTAATTCTACTGCTCAGGATTAGTGAGGACTGCAGTTTGCTCATAGGTTTAGTTTTGACCTACTGGAAATAATTCATCCATAATTGGTTCTTCTTCATCAACGACTGTCTGAGCGGATTTTTTAATTCGAATCCAATCGGCAATAGACATAATCGCTTCTGACGGTTCCATATTTTTCCAATACTCAATATCTTTATCACTTGCATTATGAGATGCTGCAGCCGCAAAAGCTTTATCATATTGTGCTTTTAACTTGTTAGCTTTTTCCTTTGATTCTTGTTGCTCTTTTTTAGAAGCTGCAGGTTGAGGAATTTCAAAAGGTTTAGAAATGATTTGTTGAAGCATTCCTTTCATTTCTTCATATCTTAAATTAGAAATATCAAATTGACGATTACCGCTTCTATCAAAATATGCTCGAATTTCCACATCCTGGTCTTTTAGAATGATATTTTTGAGAGATTTTCTTAAAGCGGGCTTATATCCAATAACTTCGCCTGATTTTTGGTCAATTTCTTCAACATCTCGACTAAGCAAAACAATTGTCTTGTCATGGAACTTGCTCATCATTAAACTTTGCATATCCTTATACAAACTGTTGATTTTACCCCATGCTTTCATTGTCGATTTAAAATTATTAAGTTCGCCACGCAATAAGGTTTGGGCCCGTTCGTCAAAGTCTTCAATCAAATCAATTACAAGGACATCCCAGCTTTCAGCATTTTGTTCTGCCATGTTTAATGCTTGAGTAAAGTTTGTGATGATTTGTTCGGCCTTTTGTGGAAACTCAAAATCTATCGCTTGATACCCTTGTTTGTATGCATTCCCGTCAGTACTGATAAATAAGGCTCTATCATTACTACTGGCAAACTTAGCCGCTAGTGTCGTTTTTCCTGAAAGCCCGCCTCCTGAAATAAGGACTCGTGTCAGTTTAGGGCTTCTAGTCCCTGCAGGTTTAATTTGCATTACCATACTTCTACCTCTAATTCTTCGTATTTTTTGTTTTGGATACAGCAGTCGCAATTATGACAAAAGTATCCATCCATTCCCTCATGCTCAATATTATGAGCAATGTTATCCAACTCAGATAACACAGTTTGAACAAGGATTTTATCCGAAATATCAGCAAGTTTTCCAAAATCCATCGTAATTGTCTTAATATTTACTGGCAGTTTCTTGGTAAAACCTACAATTTTCCCAACTACTGTATAATCTAGTTTTGTATAATCAGAGAATTCTTGAGCAACTAACCACGCATATAAAGCTAATTGCTCCCTATAATGGCTGTACCATTCCAAATAAGCTCTGATATTTTTATCAAATATATCTTCAAAGCTTGCGGCGGTTTTCCAGTCGATGATTTCAATCGTTTTGTTTTCATGGTCAAACCTTAAGACATCAATTCTTCCACTAATCACAAAATCATCATAATCAGCTCTGATATAAAGTTCTTTATGAGTATGTAAAGTATCGAAAGACTGATAAGTTTCAGTCTTTTTGACTTCATTAACCGCCATCACAATATCTTTAAAAACTTTTTTAATGCCTTGGTTTTTCTTACCAATATTGCCCATCATATCCACAGAATGCTCTTGGATAAAATCATCGGTGCTTTTATCTCCCTCAAGCATTGCATGAGCATAAGAGCCAACTAGCATAGCTTCTGTAGGAGATTCAGCGTACCTTTTTGCTTTTCTTTCCCTTAATCTAAAAGGGCATTCCTGAAAAGTTCTAATATCAGAAAAACTAAATCTTGGTTTTTCTTCGGTCATTTAATGTTCTCCGTTTCTTATTTTTGTTGAAACGTGATATAATCTAAGTATAAAAATATATAAAGATGTATATCACGTCTTAGTCCGCATGTCAGTGCGGGCTTTTTTATTTTGCAATCGTTAAATTCTTATTTGTCATTTTCTGACGAGCGATATCATTCTTGTGATGTTGCATATTTTCTGCAAACAACTCACGATTTTCTTCTTGCAAATCATTGGCAAATTCAATCCAATCTTGAAGACTTTTTTCGCAATTAGAAAGACTTTGTTGAGTTGTTTCCAATTCTTTTTTCATGCGATCATAATCCGCAAGTTTAAATTTTTCTTCTTCTGTTTTAAATCCGAACATAGTTTTTAATCTTTCTAGCGGAGCACCGCATTTAATTTCTTTGCAATAAGTTTAATCGCTCGAATGTTCTGTGTGATTAAGTTGTGTACCAGGTCAAACAGGATTTCACCCGTTTCTGGGTTGACTATGTATGTGTAGGTCATGAGTACCTCTTTTATAAAATTGAAGTTAGCGTATTTTTATTTTCTGTGAAATAATCAATAAACTTAGGCGCCCTAGACATTCCTCGATACTTCTTGCTCCAAATTGACCATGCTAAGAAGGCAATCAAGTGAGTAAGTCGTCCGTCTACATCAATCACAAAACCATCAGGAGCATTATCAGCAAATTTTTTGATATTACCTTGCGCCCGAAGATAAGCATTAGACTTTTTGTCAATATTCCCTTTTTCATCTAACACTTCTGTCTTATACAGATACTTAGCAATTTCTCCGTCTGTCATTAATGGTCCATCTTCGATTTCAACTATTTTAACTTGTCCGATTGTAGTCATTTTT